ACCGGTTGAGGGGTTCGTGATAACTAGTAAAGATGAAACATGGGGTAATTATCTTGGCGATACAGCCAATCTCGACAGCGTCAAACCATACATTTATTTAAAGACTCGTTTGATATTCGACCCTCCATCTAGTACATCGGCAATCGAAGCTTTTGAACGACAGATCAAAGAAATTGAGTGGCGACTCAACACGTAAATAAACGAGAAAGGAGAATGCCATGTTCAACATTAATTATTCCGAAATCAATCGATCTAATAAGTTTTTAGCCCATTATGGCGTTCTTGGGATGCGTTGGGGGAAAAGGAAAGGCGGCTCTAAGGGACCGACAGGTATGCATAAAAAAGTAGTTGACGCATTTTTAGGCACTAAGTCCGGGTCCCAATATAAACTTCACAAATCAGCTAAAAAAGAATCAGCCGAAGTAGAGGGAAAGGCTCCTAGTAAAAATAAGAAACTACCTGATCATGCTGATCATATTACAAAGAAGAAGTTAAAGAATAAACCAATTCGAACAATGTCTAATGATGAGATTAAAACACTCACGACTCGCCTACAGTTAGAAAAGACCCTTAAAGACCTTACTAAACCAGAAGTCTCCAAAGGTAAAAAAGTCGTAACCGATCTTCTTATGGGGGTCGCTAAACAAACGGCTTCTGCTTATATTGGTAAAGCGGTAACTGCTGGAATTGAGACAGTTATAAAAGTGGCCATAGAACAGCTTAAGAAATAAGGGGATACTATGACCTTATCCAACACTGCAACGCCCAAATATTATGGCGAATTTCGCGACGCTGTACTACGTGGTGATATACCAGTCTGCAAAGAAATTTCAATGGAAATGAATCGCATCGACGATCTAATTGCTAATCCAGGAATCTATTACGATGATAAGGCTATCGACGGCTTTGTTCTATATTGTGAAAACGAATTAACTCTCACCGATGGTAGCGATTTAGTTTTACTTGATAGCTTTAAACTTTGGGCCGAACAAGCTTTGGCTTGGTATTACTTTGTTGAACGAAGTATATATGTGCCGTCTCCAAAGAATCATGGTGGTCGATTTGTTCGTAAGATGATTAAAAAACGTCTTATTAACAAACAGTATATCATCTTAGGAAGGGGTGGTGCTAAATCATTATATGATTCGTGCATACATTCTTACTTTGAAAATGTTGATACCACCACAACTCATCAGATAACTACGGCCCCGACCATGAAGCAGGCGGAAGAGGTGATGTCTCCGATTCGAACGGCCATAACAAGGTCAAGAGGGCCGTTGTTTAAATTTCTTACAGACGGGTCCTTGTACAATACAAATGGCCCGAGAGCCAATCGGGTTAAATTAGCGTCAACTAAAAAGGGCATCGAGAATCTTCTTACCGGTTCCATCATCGAAGTGCGTCCAATGAGTATCGATAAACTACAAGGTTTGCGGGTTAAAGTGGCAACCGTCGACGAATGGTTGTCGGGGGACATTCGCGAGGATGTTATTGGAGCCATTGAGCAAGGCGCATCGAAATTAGACGATTATCTAATCGTTGCTACCAGTTCTGAAGGAACCGTCCGTAACAGTAGCGGGGATACTATCAAAATGGAACTAATGGACATTCTTAAGGGCGAGTATATTAATCCACACGTGTCAATCTTTTGGTATAAACTCGACGATGTCAAAGAGGTTGCTGATCCTTCAACTTGGTTGAAGGCGAATCCTAATCTGGGTCGAACAGTTACTTACGAAGTTTACCAATTAGACGTTGAACGTGCTGAGAAAGCGCCTGCCGCTAGAAACGATATTCTAGCCAAACGTTTTGGGCTACCAATGGAAGGCTACACTTATTTCTTTGCATATGAGGACACCTTACCACATCGAAGACGAGATTTCTGGTCGATGACATGTTCCATGGGCGGCGATCTCTCGCAAGGTGATGACTTCTGCGCCTTTACATTTCTATTTCCTTTAGCCAATGGGTCTTTCGGTGTGAAAACTCGTTGTTATATTACGTCATTAACGTTAAAGAAGTTACCAGGAGCTATGCGAATTAAATATGATGAATTTCTAAAAGAAGGGAGTTTAATAGTATTAGAAGGCACCGTGCTTGATGTTATGGAGGTGTATGAGGATCTAGATCAATACGTTATCGACTCGAATTACGACGTTCGGTGTTTTGGGTTTGATCCATACAATGCTAAAGAATTTGTCGGGAGGTGGGAAACAGAAAACAGTGCTTTTGGACTCGAGAAAGTTATTCAAGGTATGAAGACAGAGTCGGTCCCTCTTGGCGAATTAAAAATATTAGCCGAAGAAAGGATGTTAATATTTGATCAAGCCTTGATGACCTTTGCAATGGGCAATTCAATAACTCTGGAAGATACAAATGGAAATCGTAAACTATTAAAATCACGTTATTCTCAAAAGATTGATCCTGTGTCCGCGATGATGGACGCGTACGTGGCGTATAAGGCCAATAAAGAGGCATTTGAATAATGGAGGGGTTGATGTGGAGAGTGACGAAAGATTAAAACATGTTGGGGTCAAGGGTATGAAATGGGGAGTCCATAAAAAATATTATAAAAGTTATATGGATTCCGACAGAGTTCTTAAAAAAGGATTTAATATATATAATGTCTCCTCTGGCAAGAAACGAGACATTCGTGAGAATACGCCTATGTATGGCTCTCATACCGAAAATGATAGGAACGCATATGGAGGACAATATGCAAAAAACATTAATTGGTATGGGCAAAAAGCATACGGGAATCAATTCCTTCTAACCAAAGACGTTAAGATACCATCCCAAAAGAAAACCGTTGACGTATTTATGGAGTTATATAAAAAAGATCCGGTTGGGATGTCTAACTCGATAGGCAAGGCATATTCGGAACTTGATTATTTTCATAGAGTGGCTAAAATCAGAGATTACAACGCCAAACGCATTTCTAAAAAACTTCAAAAAAAAGGGGAAGAATGGGTTAGGAATAAGGGTTATTTGATGTTTAATCAATCCATGATGGCACCTAAAGAAAGTGAAGCCAGGACAAAATATTATGATCTACTAATGAAGAAGGGGTATAAGGCGATAAGCGACGTTAATGACGTTCAAAATTACGGGTCGGACGATCCAATAATCTTTATTAACCCTAAGAAGACTTTAAAGAATGTGAAATCCAAGGAATTAACCCTCGACGAAATCGAAATAGCCAATGCTCGATACGAATATAGTGAAGCCACAAAGGAAAAAGGAATAATAGATACCCTATTCTATGGGGAGTATAGACGGACTAAAAAACAACTAAAGGAAGTAGAGAAAAAACAACTAAAACAAGCTGAAAAGCATTGACGATATGGTAATTAATAAAATATTTAATAAAAGGAGTGTTTTATAAATGAATATTTTAACAGCTGGAGAGATCTTAGACTTAAACAACATCAATGTTAACACCCAAAACATGCAACTCGGGGACAAACTCCAAAATATGATCAATGATATCAACAACACAATCGTTACCGGTACACCAGTAAACGCCGTCAACGCTACAAAAAATCTGGCCATATCTAGTGTCGTAATTCATGGGGAAACCGTAACTATTAATAATCCCGCCGTCGCCGGCGCCGATGTATATGAGTTCTTAGCAGAAGCCACTCAAACCCCAACTGAGCCAACCAATATTCCAGTTAACATCACTGCTAAAACCACAAGGTCGTCTGGCACATTAACCCTCGCCGTCCAGCCAACAAGTGGCGATAAAATGACTATCGGAACAAAAGTATATACCTTCGTTCCAGTTGGAACTGATACTGCCGATGGTGAAATCTCAATTGGAACTGATTTAGCTACAGCAAAGGTAGCGCTCGTAGAGGCCATTAATGGAATCGGGATTAACGAACCACATCCTTTAGTTTCTGCTGGCAACTTTGTGGTAGATGATTGTACGCTCACCGCTCTGATCGGCGGCGTCGCTGGTGATGCTATTGCCACGACAGAAACATTTGCTGCAGAAACAAATGTGTTTGCCGCTGACGTATTAGGCGGTGGTGCGGATTGTACAGCAACAGATGCGGTAACTCAACTCGTGGCCGCAATTACTGAGTCCGATACACAAGGGGTTGGAGCAGTAGACGGCACAGGAGATAGTGTAGATCTAACTGCAGACGTTGCTGGAACCATTGGAGATGCTATTGTTATTGGAGAAACCTTGGCTAATGGATTGTTTGCTGCCGGAGCAACCACGTTATCTGGAGGGGTCAATGGGACAATAGGCTCCGTAGATACTATGATGATTGATGCCACCTATCTATACTCATGTGTCGCCGCAAACACAACCGCCGGTAAAAATTGGAGACGTATCTCTCTTGGTGCGGTTTATTAATTAAAGGCTGATGATTCAAAATGAGAGATAAACGAGTAAAGGTGGGCTGGTAAATGGTCGATAAAACAAGAACTATTAAGAACGCGACTGATACTGAACTTGATGAAATGCTTATGCGTTTGGAGAAAGAAAGACGGGTTCAGAGTTTAATTGCTGAACTCAAACGGAATGGTTCCAAAGATTATATTCCATATGATAGACCGGAGATCAGCACCGAACAACCCGTTGAAACGTTATATCATTTTGGCGTGCTTGGCATGAAGTGGGGGGTTAGGCGGGCGGGAAAATCCGGAAAAGCCGGTTCTAAGGGCTCGTCTTGGTTAAAAGAAGCAGTTACGGCAACCACGAACAATTTGAGACACCCTATAATCACAGGCAAGGCATTTAGAGATTCGGAAAAAGCTAGTAGTTTCAAGGATTTGGTTCGACGTAAAACACTTTATGTAAACACTAAGGAACTTCGCGATGTCAATCAACGAACTTCTAAAATGTTACTCGATAAGAAAGCCGCTTTAAAAGCGACAAAAGCCGCAGTCAAAAAGTATCAAAAAGAATGGGAAAAAGCCTTACTCACGGATGATGTAACCAGCAAAGAATGGGAAAAAGCCTCCTCATTATATATAGAAACCGGAAAGAATGCCGCGTCAAGAATATTGAACAATCTTAGATATTCTTGATGAGGATTATTAGAACTACTTAAGGAGGTGACACTTATTGGAATCATTTGGTTCCAGACTAAAGCATGCATGGGATGTTTTCTTTAATAAAGATCCCGCACAGTATTATAGACCTGACGGTATGGGGTATTCTTATAGGCCAGATCGACCTCGACTTACCCGTGGGAACGAACAATCAATCGTAACCTCTGTATACAATAGGATCGCGTTGGACGTGGCTAGTATTAACATACAACACGCTCAATTGGACGAAAATGATCGGTTCATATCAGGCATACCATCAGGATTGAATAATTGTCTTACGTTAGACGCAAACATTGATCAAACAGGACGTGCCTTTATTCAGGACGTAGTAATGTCAATGTTGGACGAGGGTTGCGTCGCTATTATTCCAGTGGATACCACTCTTGATCCATTAGTAACAGGTTCCTATGATATTAATTCCATGCGGACGGGTAAGATTTTGGAATGGTATCCCAAGGATATTCGTGTCAGAGTTTACAATGAGAAGACCGGTTTAAAGGAAGACATAACCATTGCGAAAAGAATAGCGGCAATTGTGGAGAACCCATTATATGCGGTTATCAATGAGCCAAATTCAACCTTAAAACGGTTAGTCTCAAAACTGAATTTATTGGATGTAATAGACAACCAAAGTGGTTCTGGAAAATTGGACTTAATAATTCAATTACCATACATCATCAAATCCCAAGCACGACGGGAACAGGCTGAACAACGACGTGTCGACATAGAGACACAATTGTCCGGATCGAAGTATGGTATTGCATACACTGATGGTACTGAGCACATAACCCAATTAAATCGTCCCGTCGAGAATAATCTAATGGGTCAGATTCAATTTCTAACGAGTATGCTGTATGGCCAGTTAGGAATGACTCAGACTATATTGGATGGAACCGCGGACGAGAAGACGATGCTCAATTACTATAATCGAAGTATAGACCCAATCGTGTTGGCGATTGTCGATGAGATGAAACGGAAATTCCTAACCAAAACAGCAAGGTCTCAACGTAAGTCAATTACAATCTTTAGAGATCCATTCAGACTCGTACCTGTAAATAATTTAGCGGACATTGCTGATAAGTTTACACGGAACGAAATCATGTCCTCGAATGAGATCCGACAAATTGTCGGGATGGCCCCCTCCAAAGATCCAAAGGCCGATGAGCTTAGGAACAAGAACATCAATGCCCCAGTCGAAGACGACTCTAAAGCACCAGTCGTCAAAATGGAAGGAGATAGTCGAGACATTTCAAATCTAGTACATCATGGGATAAAAGGTATGAAATGGGGTGTGCGAAAAAAAGGCCCATTAACCGAGGTTGTTGAAAACAGAAAAGCCAAGAAATCTGATTTAGAAGATGTAACTAATTTGTTAAATAATCTATCTAATCAAGATAAGAAAAATTTAGCATTAGAGCCAAAACGTCTTTTAATAAGAAAAAATATTAGGGAAGAAAAACATTCTTTTGTTTCAACAATTGATGGAAAAATCGCTGGTTTTATGCGAGAGAGCGGCCGACCGAATGGGTTTGTTCTATTGGAAGAGTTGGTCGTCGATCCGGCACATCGAAATAAAGGACTCGCATCCAAAATGCTCGATGAATTACATTCCCAATATCCAAAGACTTTGGCGAAGACTAAAGCTAATAATAAAGAAATGAAACAGCTTTTAAAAAAAACAGGGTATAAACCCGACCGGCCAGATTCGAAAACAATTATTAATTGGGTTCGTGATGAGAGTAACACAACGAGTAAAAAGAGGGAGACACTAGCCCTCGAAGATTTACAAGGGGAGGAAACTTAAATTGAAAAACAAGGATTATGATTTTAGTGGATGGGCAACGCGTAATAATCTTAAGTGTTCTGATGGTCGAACTATCCTAAAAGACGCGTTCAAACATAACGATGGTCAAACAGTGCCGATGGTTTGGAATCATCAGCATAACGATCCATTAAATGTACTTGGCCACGCAGTATTGGAGAACCGCAAAGAAGGCGTGTATACGTATGGGTATTTCAATGACACGGAAGTCGGTCAAAATGCAAAAGCCTTGGTTAAACATGGTGATGTGTCATCCCTATCTATATATGCTAACCAACTCAAACAGCAGGGGGCTAATGTTTTACATGGAGAGATTCGTGAGTTAAGCTTAGTACTTGCTGGCGCGAATCCTGGTGCCTTCATTGATTCAGTCATGTGTCATGGAGACGACTATGAAGACTCCGAGGATGAAGGAATCATATATACTGGTGAAAAACTGTCTTTGGCGCACACGGCTAGTGGTAAGAAAGCTAAAGACGAAGACGAAGAAGACGATGAAGACGATGACGAAACCGTCGCCGATGTATTCAACACCCTGAGTGAAAAGCAGAAAACTGTAGTCTATGCTATGATCGGTCAGGCTCTCGAAGAAAAAGATGATGAAGGAGGAAATGAAGGCATGAAACACAATGTATTCGACAAAGACGTTGAAAAGGACGTCATCAGCCATTCCGATATGGAGGCCATCATGACCGATGCCAAACGATATGGCAGCCTTAAAGATGCTGTTTTAGCGCATGGTATTACAGACATTGGCTATCTATTTCCGGATGCACAAAACGTTACTAACACCCCACAATTTATACAAAGGGAAATGGGCTGGGTACAGAAGGTTATGAATGCTGTGCACAGCACACCTTTCTCTCGCATTAAGTCTATCTTGGCCGACATTACCGAGGCGGATGCCCGTGCTAAAGGTTACATTAAAGGTAGTTTGAAGGCAGAGGAAGTCTTCTCATTGTTAAAGAGGACTACCAGCCCAACCACTATTTACAAGAAACAGAAACTCGATCGCGATGATGTCATTGATATTACTGATTTCGATGTTGTAGCATGGTTGAAACTTGAAATGCGTACGATGTTGGATGAGGAAATTGCCCGTGCGATTCTGGTTGGGGACGGACGTCTCAGTTCTTCGGACGATAAGGTCAACGAAGCAAATATCCGTCCAATTTGGACAGACGCTGCTTTATACACCATTAAGACTCGCGTTGAGCATGTCGCTGCTGCCACAGCCGATCAAAAAGCAAAGGCCTTTATCCGAGCCGCCGTTAAAGCCAGAAAGGCTTATAAAGGTTCCGGATCACCATCCTTATATTGCACTGAGGATATTCTTACTGATTGCCTG